GCTCCTTTTTCATATAAAGCTATTGCTTCTTCTCTTTCTTGAATTTTACTAATCGGCATAGTGCTACCGCTTACCACCATTAACTTAGCTGGGACAATCCTCACCCAGAATGCAGGATGATTTACTCCATAATCACTCTTCTTGCCTATTATATGGTACCAAAAATTTAGAATAGTCGGCTTCACCCACACCGCAACTGTAATTGCATTAGTGGTATTCAAAGAGGGACTATTCCCACAATCCACATATCCACCATCAAACTCAAACCCCATCACTCCAGGAGCTATTTGAAATGGCCTTGCACCACCATAAGGCGTTCCATGGTTGCCCTTCCTTGACAGGTCAACCCATCCGCCACTACGGACATCCAAAGGATGATATGACAAGTCTAGGACTTTCATTCTACCACCCCTACTTTCTCAGCTATTTTCTTCTGCCAAGCAATCAACTCTTTAAACTTAGCTAAGAATATCTTATTGTGGTCAACTGGGTCAGGAAGTTCTTTAATTGTTTCTTGAACATGAACTCCGCCGAGTTTATTCCTTGTCCGTTTGTATTCTTTAACTTTCATACGTATCTCCAGAAAAATGATAAATAACTATCATAACTGCCTCTGCTACAACATAGTTTCATCTTGCCATGTTCAGTTGTAGCTCTATAGCCATAACATTCCACTTTTAAGGCAATCCGATTTGCTGGATAAATAATGGTATTATAAGGTATTGTTATATAGGCTTGGGCACTGCAAAGTTGATAATCGGTGCTGTTTGTGGAAAAATTAGGTGTGCCATCTGCACTAGCTATTGAGGTAAATGTGCCTGCTTCATCAACATACCCTAAAGTAAAAGTGGCTTTGGTAAAATAAATGTTTCCATCAGTCCCGCCAGTTCTTGCTACTCCTACCTGAACTACAGCACGAGCATAGTTAGAAAGTTCTCTATTCAAATCAACTAAAGCATCATGAACAAAAGTTTTTTCTATTTGTAATGCTTCAGATGTATCTGTTATTCCTGTGTTCTCTATACAATCTAAAGCATTATTACCATCTAAGTCTGATGGATTTGGCTCAGTCTTTAAAAGATAAGCAAAATCGTCTCCCCAAGGATATTTATCACTTACTTTTTGTAAAACCAATGTGGTATATTTCCATTCTCTCATAACTATCTCCTTCCATAATTTAATAAACTAGTTTTTCTTTTTTTAGGTGCAGCTTTTTCTCCTCTTTTCTGCCTTAACATACCAAAACATTGACCTAATGCCTGTTTTTGCGTTTTACCTTCATGCTTTATTAAATAACTTACGCATCTACTAATATATTCCTGATTACTTTCTCCTTTTTTTGGATATTTAGGTATTGGCATTTTATATCTCTATCCTAGTTCTTTCTCTATATTTTTCTAAAACACGCTCTTTTATTTTATCCAAGTCAATTTTGGGTTTTTGTGGTTTTTCTCCTGGTTCTAAATGTCTTAATCCTTCTGCCTTCATCCATCTTTTATAATTGCTTCTAGTAGGATTTCTTAAAAATTCTATTGTCTCTGGTTTATTTGACTCTTTGTCCACCACCTCTAAAATACTTCGTATCCAAGGTGCGTCTTCATTTGCTAGATTTACAGTAGAAGTAGTGATAATACGCTTTGCCTCACTCCCACATCGTGGACATTTTAAAGTCTTTACATCAGGCGTAATTATTTCTTCAAAAATAAAACCACAATTTTTATTCTTGCATTTAAAATCAGAAAGTATCATTATCGTTATCTCTTTCCTTTCCTTCTTTCTTTACAATAAGGTAAGTCTGGATATTTTTTACATACAGTAGCCCTTACCTTTGCCTGTTCAGCAGGAGAACCGAATTGCGTCACTCTTGCAAGTGCGTTAATGGCATGTGCTCTGTCATGTATAGGATAAGCTCTTTTCTCAGGAAATACAAAACTGCTCTTTTTTAACCGTTTTCTTTGTCCATAAGTTAATAATGCCATTTTAAACACCTCTCTTTATAACATTATTACTTTTTAAACCTTTTTCTCTAAAAGGTGCTGTGCCCCTACTTTCACTCTTTTTTCTTAATTGCTCTAATTTTGTAACAAATTCAGCCCGTGCTCTTTTTCCTTCTTCACGCTGTTTTTCAAGATTAGCAACAAGCTCTGCCCTTTTAATTTTCAACATTTCTTCATCAAAAGTAATTCCTGCCTGCCTAACTAATTGTTCAACTTGTTCTGTCCTTGCCTGTTCTTCAAGCAAGGCTTTTTGGGCTAATGTCTTTTCTATATTGGCTATTTCTTTTTCTATTTCTAAATTCTCAGTTACAGATGGAGCTTCTTCAGTCTGCAATAAAGCAGGGAAGGGTGGAATATTTCCTCTTTCCCATTCTCTTTGAAATTCTTTTTGGTCCATATTAGCTATATCTCTTAAGGCTGCTATCATTTGCTCTGGTGCGCCTATCATTAAAAGTCTTTCAAGTAATTCTCCAAGAGGACCTGCTCTCATCCGCTTTACTACCTGTTTCCTATTAGACCAATCTAACTTTTTCAATAATTCCTCTACATCAATAGCTCCTTTTTCATATAAAGCTATTGCTTCTTCTCTTTCTTGAATTTTACTAATCGGCATAGTGCTACCGCTTACCACCATTAACTTAGCTGGGACAATCATTTGAGTTCCACGGATAGGAATAGAAAACTCCTCCCCATCCTTTTCATAATTAATCCATCTGTCTTCTGTATACCAATTCATTACATGGGAAAGATACATCCGTCCTCGCTCCCTAATCATCTTGGAGTAATTACGTATCTTCCCCCTTAACATAGTTGCGGCATGTTCTAAAAGGGCAGCAATAGCTTTATAAGCAATGACATCTCGTCCTGGGGTATGTGCTTGTTCTAGTTCAAATGTGCCTGCTACAAGGAAAAAGAACTCTTTATAAATTTCAAGAGCTTTTATTAAATCTGGAGAAATTTGGGGCGGCTCCATATATCTAATGGCATTTGCTATGGCAGCATTAGTAGGATTGATAATACCTGGCCGATTAGTAAAAGCACTATTTGCCACCCCTGAATTTTTAGGATTTATAATTTTAATTCTGGAAAGTTTATCTTTTATTAGAGTAAACTGGCTTATAGTTTTATCCAATTCTAAATTTAATGCTTCTAATTGCTCAATATCGCTCTGCCCCCATGGATTTACAGGGTCAGTAACACTCTGTGTGAAACTAAAAGGAAATTTATCATAAAGATATGTTTTTTGGGCCTCTTCTTCAGGCAATTCAGGGTTAATAGAAGGATTGGGTTTATCATCAAGGACGAGTTCACCACCATTACATACCGTAACACAGCGGATAAAACCAGGGTATTTAGGTTTTAAAACAGATTGGTAAACTTCTACTTCCTGCCCTTGTATTTTAGCAACAGTTAATTCTTTTTGCTCTACCATTGTGTAATCTTTAACCCAACACTCCACTACTAAACACTCATCAGATTCTCTCTTCCCTTTTCCACTACTACCATGAAGAAAATTTTTAACTACCCCAGCGAAAGTTGAAAAATATCCCCTTTCTTTACCTCCTTTACCTGTTTGAAGTTCCCTTCTATCATCGCCTAACTCTTTTAATATCTCATCGTCAGGGCGTATTTTCTCGGCAAACTTCGGCCATCTCCTACGAGCCTCTCTAAGAGTTAGAGGATAAAAATGAAGCACGGCCTCTGCTTTTTGTATATCTTTGCAATTAACAGGATAAAAACCAAAATAAAAAGGGTCTATTACCTCAACCTCTACCTCGCCTAAGCCAAATTCAAGGTCGGGATTAAAAATTACCTTTTCAATACAACAACCATAAGTCTCTCCATTTATTACAGACTTCTCCAAAACGCTCTGTTGTTCTTGGTCAATCCACCAAAACTCAGCCGTTCTTAATAACTTTTCAAATATATCATCCTGCCCTTCTGGAGGTTCGCCAACACGCCTTACATTAAAGGTAGGATTATTATCTGTTAATAAATTGACTGTGCGTTGTCTGTGTGCATGAATTAAATTTACTGAAACAAGAGGGATTGTTGAGGATTTTCTTTTCCAGTGTTTATTTTTAGTTAACTCATAATTTCTTTTCCACTTGGATGGTAATCCAAGGTTTTCTTTATCTTTAAGAATTTCATAAAGAATTTCAAAGACTTTACGCCCTACATCAGGATGCCCTTCAGGTGGTAACAATTCAGTTGTGAGCTTTTCTTTGGTTTCTACTGTTTCTTTCCTTTCTTCTTCTGACATTTTTTACCTTTCTTTTTCTTTTCCCATGACTTCCTTGCTTTAAGAAGAGAATGAGTGCTCATGTGTCCTCCAAGAGCAAAACGAGAGGAAAATTCCTTTCCGCATACAGGACATTTATACATCTTAACTTCTGTTACTTCTTTCTCTTGAGTTGTTTCCTTTTTATCTGTTTCTGTTACTTTTTTCTCTTCTACCTTTGCCTCTTTCTTTTTTTCTACCTTAATATATCCCTCTGGCGTTAAAACTTTATCGGGATGCAGGAAAGGAATTTTACGACAATAAGGACATAAAAGAGGATTGTCCTTACTTCCATAAACACTGCTGGGATGAAATGGAGGTGGAAACCCATGAGCAGGGTCTTTACTAAGAAACATACTGCCCTTTAAAGGCAGTCTTAAATCTTCGGGATTAAATAGACCTATAGTTTGACGACAAATTTCGCAAATAAGCTTCACTTAGCTCCTTTGCGTTTGCCTATTTTAAGTATAAAAAACTTCAAACAAAAAGTCAAGATTTAATGGTGCTTTCCCTTCTTTCTATTTCTTCTTCCTCCTCTAATGCCTCTTGAAAGGGATCTTTTTCCTCTATTTCAACTTCCTTTGTAGTAGGAGTAACTAAAGTTTGCAGTGGTAGGTTTGCCGAATTTCTGCCAAGTGCATAACCAATTAAAAGAAATACAAGGGCTATGAAAAGAGATAATCCTATTAAAATACCTACATCAAACAGCTCAAACTTTACCATTCCTATTTCACCTCCTTTTATTTTAATGGCAAGGGCATACTGAAATAAGCCTACCATCAGGCAGACAGGCAAACGCATACATTTTTTATTTTCAGCATACCCTTACCTTTGCCTCTATCTTTCTCTTATTGTTCTAACCAAATCTGGAGCGTATTCTTCTTCCTCATTATCAAAAAACCAATCATCAATCCCTAAATCTTTTATAGCTAACCTTTGCTCTACAGTAGCATACCCTTCATAGTCATCTTCTCTTTCATGGCCTTTCTCTAACATCTCTATCCTTCTGTCATGATAAGACTTTTCTTCTTCTGGTGTTACCATTGCAATGGGGTGTGCCATACAAATAAGACAGGCCGCATCGTAGCAGTGGTCTTCCTGTCCACCTTCTATATCTTCAGGGTCATCCTCGCTTACACACAACGCTGGAATAGTTCTGATAAAGTGCCTACAATTTTCATAAACCAATAACATCGGCGGTGCATCATCCAATATCCTTAACCTTTCTCTAAACTGTCTAATTTTAAGCTTTCTATTAGGGTCTCCAGCAGTAAGATAAATTCCATGCTCAGCAAAAATTTCAGCAGTAGAAGGCCCTTGGCCTCCACCTTTATAATCTGGCTTTTTATTAAAGCAATCAGGCCCTGCTAACCGAATTATCTCTCGCCCCCAAATACCCATCTTCTTTTCACGCTCAATAACCCCCTGTGCTATTTCAGAGTCTGTTAATCTTAATCCTGTATTTGGTGCTTCTCCACATCCATACCATTCCGCAAAAAGATATATTCTTCCATCTCCATCAACCCACCACCACTGCCACGCAAAAGGAGCGCCAAAGCCCCAGTCAAAAGTTGAATATAAAGGAGCACCCCTAGGAATAGGCAGTGGCTTAATGACATGGTGTTCATAGCTAAAATTAAAAGCCTGCCCTACAAAAACATCCCAATCCCCTTCTAACCAAGCTCTCCTAAGTGCTGGGTCTTTAATGGCTCTTAAACGATTAACATACTTAGGGTCTTTCTCACAAAGAATTTTATTATCCTCTAACTTAGAAAAAATAAAGACTTTGCTCTCACCATCCTTATCATAAGTAACCTTCCCGTAAGGAGCTGCTTCCACAAACATCATCTTAATAATATTTGAACCAGGCCCACCAGGGTTGCCAGTAAGAAACATATGACAGGGCACACCGTGAGGCGACCTTAAACACGCCTTTAACTTGTCAATCATTTGATAAAGAAAAGGAAAGTTTTGAGCCTCATCAATAGATATTTCTGTGTATTGCTGCCCTTGAAAGCTATCCACCATCTCCAAGTGAGTTACCGCTGTCATTGTAACCAAAGCCCCATTACGAAACCTAATAAAATTGGTTTGATGGTCTCCACCCGTTCTTTCAGCAGGCAATCCCTGACTAATTAACTCATCAATCCTTCTTCTTAACTCACCAAAATCCTTGAACTTCCTTCTTATAATTAACCCATTCCATGCCTTACCATACCTCTGAGCACCTAATAAATGCCTTCCTAATAAACAATCAGATTTGCCACCACCCCTAGTTCCACCAAAAAAAATTAAATCACACGGACAGGTAGCAGCAGCAGTCTGAGGACCCGGTTGAGGTCTCCAAAAAA